TTAATCCCCCGTGGACACTGCGTGGACACTTACGCCACCTTTCAGCGGATTAAGGGCCACCGCATCCTGCAGGTAATCCGGTGCAAAATGCGCATATGCCATTGTTTGCTGAATGGTTGCGTGACCAAGAATCTTCTGAAGCGCAATAATGTTTCCTCCGTTCATCACAAAATGGCTGGCGAACGTATGCCGCAGCACATGTGCAGCCTGGCCTTTTGGTAAATCGGGCTTAACTCTTTTCAGCGCCAGGCAGAATTCCCGGTACTTCACCTCAAACAAGCCGCCTGTTTCTCTGGTTTTGATCGCCTCACAAACTGCCTGCGAAATTGGCACTGTTCTCTTCCGGCCATTTTTGGTTTCAAGAAACGTTACACGGTTATGAACTATCTGTTCACCACGAAGCTTACAAGCTTCACTCCAGCGCGCCCCTGTGCTTAAACACAAAAGCGCAACACGCCAGTAGTCGCCCTCCAGTGTATCGAGCAATAGCGCCACTTCCTTCTGTGACAGGAACGCCATTTCTCGTGGAGATACATAAAGAATAGAAATTCCCCTTACTGGATGTTCTGCATCCCAAAGACCTATTTTTTTCAGCACGGTAAACATTCCGGATAACCGATTCATGTACCTGTTAGCAGATGACGGTTTCAATCCATCAGCTATCTTTTGAGAACGCCACGCGATAATTTTCAGCTTATCAAGATCCACAGCCTGCATATCAGCGCCAAGCTCATTGATTATGTTGCGCAGTTGTTTTCGGTCTTCTTCCGCCTTACGCCTGTGCTGGCCGTGATACATCCACCACAACTCAAGCAAATCATTTAGCGTTCGACGATCACGGTAGCCCTGTATATATTCCCGCTTTTCAGCGTTCGCCATGATGTAGCGTTCAGTGGCCACCGCTACCGATTTTTTGTCAAATACCTTACGCACGCGCTTTCCCTTGCGTCCGTTCGGCCTGATGTCCAGCAAATAACGACCATCTTCGAGCTTCTTAATCGACATTACGAAGCCCTCCAATGAACCGCTCTACAATTTCTCCAGCCTCTTTCCAGCAATAATCAGACCAGACAAAAAGCAGGTCTAACCAGTTTTCTGGCCTCAGCGGGATAATTTTTGGATTGTTTCGGTTGAAACGCGATCTCCCTCCGAATTGCAGGAACCATCAAGAGAGAGAGCCGGAGAAATTTGCCCGACCTCCGGCATCGTTTCATCTGTTGATAACCAATAAGCATACTTCTTAAATTTAGGGTGTTTCGTAACCTTAAGTAAGGCACCCTCTGTTACTTGCTTCCCCCTCACCTCATAGTTAGTTACCGTCCCATAAGGCAGCCCAACACAATCCGCAAACTCCTGGCGGGTCATACCTTCTGCTTCACGAATCAGGCGAAATTTTTCACCCATGCTTGACAAAGATGCCATATCGGGCATATCCTCCATCACAACATGCCACATCGGGCACAAACATAAAAACACTCAAATAAGCCGATATAAGCCATTTTGAGCCATTCGAACGAATTAGGGAGATTACCACAATGAGCGAATCAGAGCTTGGGGGGTTCATTCAGGTAGCACCATATCCACTTGAAGCGGTGCCATATCAACTATTCGCCAAGATGATCGGCCGCAAGGAATCCACAGTCAGAACCATGATTGACGCAGCAAAGCTACCAACAATTGACTTTGTGAAACCAGGTTCAGTAAAGACGCGTGCATCAGAAAACTGGGTATATCTGCCAGCATTTAACGAAGGCATGCGCAAAGCGTTTTTTGAGCAACCGAAAGAACGCCGCGACGCATGGTTGTTGTGGCTGGGACTTTAGTCATAAATGACCAGCCATATCATCAGCGCCATTCTGACCCTTGTTTTTATTGAGATAGGCGGAATAGAGATCTATTTGTTTCGCAAGTTAACGGGACATAAAGAACGCTTTATTGAACTCAGCATTGAATATATCGCCGCTTATACCAAAGGACTTTTCCCGGCAGCTATTGGGGCGATGTTGATAGCGTTTGTTATCTGGTTTATCGGGTGAGAAACCTGACAACCCACAACTACTGCAATGAGGGTAATTATGTGTGGCATGGACAAATTGGACCTTATGTTAATTGTAATACTATCAATTAACTTCGGTTACCTCTTAAGCGGCGCAATTCTCATGTGCGGAGGCAAACGAAAATGAACCAGCAGTCCGCAAAACGTGAAAACAATGCGATGCGATTTAATCGCAAATATTTTGAGTTCGGCCTCTATGCCGGAATAATTAAATCTGTACAGAGTCTTTAACATGAAACAGCAACGTAATTCACGCTTTCGCAATGGTGCAGAACGCCACGCTAACCGTTTTGCTACCAGTGCATCACGCAGCAACATCCGCTACAGCCTGAGTGATACACACGCAACGCCGGATGGCTACCCAGTAAAACAAATCGGCGAGCATGCCTGGCTGATTGAGAAAGCTGGAATCGTGGTCCACAAATGCCCGCGCAATCCGTTTACCGGAAACCGCATTTTTGCTCTGAGCAGCGGCGACAATCAGTTCGGGCAGGATTTCACATTATACGAAGCGCTTCGCACGGTTGATCGTCTGCTGCGTGGACAGAGTTTTATTAAACAGGCTGATTTATAACAGGTGCTTTATGACTAAAGACCATACTCAAGGTGTATTTATCCGCTTTATTGATTTTCGCGGCGAACTGTTATTACGCGCATCCGCTATTGATGGAGTGGCTCCGGCGGGGAAAAACGGAGCCGCCGAAGCCACTTACGTTTATCTGAACGGCACGCGACTGATCGTGGAACTTCCGTACCAGACCGTACGCGAAATCATTAGCGAAGCTGAAAAGGCTCGTCAGGTTAATGGCGATAAACCCTATATCGAAATTATCTGTATGGATTCAGAAACTGAAATTCAGAAAGCAGATTAAAGGGGCGTTGCGATGGGCAAAGAATATAAAACTCTCATTAACAAAGCACTTGAGCGCTTTTATTTTCGCTTAAGTGCATCAGGCGCTCATGCTGAACGTGCGGCCCGTGACTCATTGACCAGAGCAATCCGAAGTCTGTATGACGTGGCTTTTTACGCTGATGATCTGGATGCACTTAACGAACTTTCCGAGCTGATCTGTGCCGCAGAATGCGGGGAACATATTGAACCGTATGAGCTGGGGAATATCGCATGAGTATATTTATCTCATGGCTTGTTCTGATTATTTCGGTGGCCTGCGCTATTGGGATTATGCGAATTATTCATTCAATAAAAAAGATTGAACGCTTTTTCACTGGCGAATAACAGAGCAAATAAAACCACAGATTAAATAAGAAAATGTAAAAACAATCCGCATTCGCGGAGGTATTCGCACACGCCAAGGAGGCGTAATGGCAATTAAGCATTTTCCTGTCGTTCGTTTTACCTCCAGAGGGCGTGAATACGAAGTCGACGAACGCCTGATTACCACAATCGACAAACACCGTTCAGAAAAGGATGCACATCACATCTATCTCACTGACGGCACTTACTTCTGCGCCACGAATGTGGTGCGGGTGAACCTTATCCGACAGGTACAGGAGTCACGCAGATGACCATTCTGGACTATATCGCCGCCAATCCGGGGTGTAGCGGTGGAGAAATCGCCGCAGCACTGAATACACCAACCACAACCATTAATGCGGAGCTACGCCGTCTCTGGCGCAGCGGTTTAGTCACAAGAAAAGAGCGCAAAACAGGCGGTCGCTTTTCTTATCAGGTAAACCTGATGCCGTTTGGGTGTAGCAACCCACTAACCCAGATGTTCAACCAGCTACTGAGGGAAATCAGAGCATGAGCACCTCCAACTGCCGGAAACCACGTCGGGCTTCAGCAGCTCATCCGGCAGCAAAACAAACTCCATTAATTCCTGTTCCGGGCCTTTCCTGCACCTTGCGGCGGGAGGCCTTCGCACATCTGTAACAAGAGGATTGCCGCAATGATTCTCGCCAACGACTTTCTTGAATACCTGCTCAACACAGAGCGTGATCTTGCCGCTCGCGTGCGTGATCGTTATGACATGTACCTGAAATCCCTGTCTGTACCGCAGCTCGCTGACGGAAAGATTGTTATTGATGGTCGCTACATGATTGACAGCCACGAGGGAAATTACAGGCTTTACCGCATTGAAGGTGGCACCCCGTCCGTTATTGGCATTTACCAGCGCCCATCCTCTGCAATCGTCGATGTGATTGCCGACAGCATCCGCATCACACATCGCCATGCCGACACAGAAGACACCGTGCTGGAAATTCAGCGGCTGGCTACAGTCTGCCGCGACACCCTGAATGGCATGACGAAGTAAATCACTATGACGGCAGAGTACATCAGGGACTGGCAACAACCGCGCCACGCAGTGGGGCGTGAAGGAACGGGGATCTCCGCTCCTGAATCCGCGCTTTCCTCCTGGCTGGATGCCTACCGGGTAGAGAACGAGCGCCGCCAGGAAATGGCTGATGCGGCGTTCTCCGCCACGCCACTGGGCAACCTGATTAATAAAAGCCTGGACGCACAGGAAAAACAGGACAAAACCATCACACTGGCAGGAGACGCCAGAAAACAGGCACGCGGCGCGGTGGATGAAGCCATGGCCTCGCTGCGCCTGCTGCCGTCCTATCTGCGCGATCCGCTTATTCGCCACCTCTCCTTCCTGCGCAAAAAACAGGAAGCCGATCGCCGGAAAGGCAAAAAGAGCTGGCAGGCGGAACGCTATGCACGCGGAACCCTGCGCAAAATATTCGAACGTCTGGATCGCACTGACGGACACTGGCTGACACCGGGTTATCGCTCCCTTGCCGGACGCGAACGCCTGGACGATTTGCTTTACCTGCCGCAGCTCAACAAACACCAGATACAGACGCTGGCCACCATGACGGCGGCGATGTTCAGCAGCACCTTCGAAAAACTCTGCGATGGCTTTGGCGAGACCGATGGCGAACTGACCATGGATGTAACGCTGAAGGCGTATCAGATGCTGGCCCGCATGGCGTTACACCTGCACATCATGCCTCCACATTATGACGCACTGACAACAGATAAAGACCGGAGGAACGAACCGGACACGGAGCTGCTGCCGGGCGCAATCCTTCGCCTGACCTGTGCGGAATGGTGGAAACGCAAACTGTGGCTGTTACGTTGCGAGTGGAGAGAAGAACAACTCCGCGCCGCCTGTCTGGTTTCCAGAAAAACATCACCCTATCTGAGCCAGGACGCGTTAAGCGAGTTTCGCGCACAGCGCGAGAAAACACGCGATTTCCTGAAAAGTTTCATGCTGGAAAACGAAGACGGGTTCACGATTGATCTCGAGACAGTGTATTACGCGGGAGTAAGTAACCCGGTTCACCGTAAGGCAGAAATGATGGCCACCATGAAGGGGCTGGAACTTCTGGCCGAAGCCCGTGGCGACAAAGCGGTGTTTCTGACTGTCACCTGCCCGTCAAAATACCACGCCACAACAGAGAACGGTCATCCGAATCCCAAATGGAACGGGGCCACCATGCGCGACTCCAGCGATTACCTGGTTAACACGTTTTTTGCAGCGGTCCGCAAAAAACTGAACCGCGACGGTCTGCGCTGGTATGGCATCCGCACGGTGGAGCCTCACCATGACGGCACCGTGCACTGGCATATGATGGTCTTTGCTCATCCGGAAGAAATCGACAGCATCGTGGCCATCACCCGCGATATTGCCATTCAGGAAGACCGCCACGAGCTGGGCAATGATATTACTCCACGCTTTAAGGTGGAGTATGTCGACGGCTCAAAAGGCACACCAACCAGCTATATCGCGACCTACATCGGAAAAAACCTGGACAGCCGCGCCGTGGATGGCATCGACCCGAAAACGGGCAAACCACGCGTTGACCACGAAACCGGAAAATCAATGGCCGAGAGCGTGGAGCGCGCCATCGGCTGGGCGCGCCTTCACCGGGTCCGCCAGTTCCAGTTCTTTGGCATCCCCTCCCGTCAGGTGTGGCGTGAACTCCGCCGCCTTGCCAGCCAGATGGCACGCAACCCGGAAGGCCCGCAACGGCTGAAGGATGACGCAATGGATGCGGTACTCGCTGCCGCTGATGCCGGATGTTTTGCCACCTACATTGAAAAACAGGGTGGCGTACTTGTTCCGCGCAAGGACTACCTGATTCGCACAGCCTACGACCTCGCAGATGAGCTGAACGATTACGGCGAACAGAGTGTACAGATTTACGGGATCTGGTCGCCATTCATCGGGGAATCCTCCCGTGTGTGCACGCATCCGGATAACTGGAAGCTGGTAAGACGTAAACCGGAAGCGGAAGACAGCGCCCGCGAAAATGGTTTTGACCTTCAGGGCGGCCCTGCCGCCCCTTGGACTCGTGGCAATAACTGTCCCCGTGTACAGGAAACGGACAACAACGGGACAGAACAGCCGGAAGAACGGCCAGCACCGTGGCCGCAGCTCCCTGACGGCGTTGAAGTGAACGAATGGATGCGCTCACTGAAACGGCACGAACGCCGGGCGCTGATGCGTTCGCTTCGTGACAAACAGGCAAAAAACAGCAGCGATGAAATGCAGAACTGGACACAGAGCCGCAAACAGCCACAGCCTTTGCCTGATAACCACGAGTTACTCGCTAAAGAATGGCGGGAGTCTGCTGAATCTCTCGGCCTGCATATTGGTGAACAGCAGATGCAGCACCTGTTACGGGGCGGCAGTCTGTACGTTGACGGCAGCATCATTGCACCGCAGGGATTTGAAATTGTACGCAAACCGGATACCCGCCCGGACAGCCGAATCACGCAGCTCTGGCAACGCCTGAGCCGTAATCACGGCGTAAGCAGCACGGAGATCCGCCATAACCCGGTTTCCAGCTATCTGAAACAGCTCAGGGCATCAGACCCAGAAGCCGCTGCACGCCTGGCATCCACAATTCAGCAGGACCAGAACACCATGAAAACTCCCGTTACCGTGCTTTCTGACATGCTGCGCGCCATCCGTGACGCAGAGCACGCACAGAGAATCAGTGAAACCACTGAACGCGCCCACAGCAAAGCAGACCTGCTGCGGGGTAGCCTGACCAGTGGAAACAAAAAACAGACAGAAACGGGATTCACAAATCCCGTAAATGAGCAAAAAACGCGCCGCGATATATGAATCGCGCACAAAACAGGCAAAAGCGGGATTTCAGAATCCCGTTAACGATTAATTAATCAACATAAGGAAAAGCGACATGAAAATTTGTATCGACGACGGCTCCACCAACATCAAGCTGGCATGGACTGAGAACGGCGAACGCCGCAACGCCATCAGCCCGAACAGCTTCAAGTCGGAATGGTCTGCGCCGTTCGGTGGCACGCAGCCCGCGAACTACATGCTTGATGGCGTACGCTATGGTTTTGATCCGGTCAGCGATCGCTTTGTCCAGACGACCGACACTCAATACCAGTACAGCGATGTGAATGTCATTGCCATTCATCATGCGCTGGTCAAATCAGGTATTACGCCACAGGAAGTGGATGTGGTTGTCACCCTGCCACTGAGCGAGTATTTCGACACAAACGCACAGCCGGATATGACCAACATCAACCGCAAAAAAGCGAACGTTATGCGCCCGGTGGAGTACCAGAACGGTGAGGCATTCACTATCCGTAACGTGCGGGTTATGCCTGAATCCATTCCGGCAGGCTTTAAGGCACTGGCTGACATGAGTCCGTTTGAATCCCTGCTGATTGTGGATTTGGGCGGAACCACGCTGGATGTGGCAAAGGTTCAGGGACAACTGGCAGGTATCAGCCAGGTGTTTTGCGATCCACACGTAGGTGTTTCACTGATGGCCGATGCCGTGCTGTCGGTGATGGCCACTAACGGTATGCGCACCAGTCACCACATCGCCAATACCATTATTGAACATCGCCATGATGAAGCCTGGCTGCGCCAGCACATCCACAATGACGCGCATTACGCCAGCCTGATGGCGGTTATTCGTGAAAAGGAAGAAACACTGAAACAACGCGTGATCCGCGCGCTGGCGGGTTTTTCGGGTTACGGGCGGGTGATGGTTGTCGGTGGCGGGGCGGAGATTGTGGCACCCGCTATCCGCGAAGCCTGCGGAGTTAATGCGACTTTCATCGCGGACGGGGTGCCACAGTTTGCTCTGGTTAATGGGCTGTACGCAATGGACAAGGAGTAAACCAATGACGACTCCGACCAGACGGATAAGTTTCTATCTGAAGCCCACCGCCGTCAAGAACGAAGGAGAAGCATGCGCCTGGCTGGACAGCCTTACACCAGAAGCCCGCAAAAGCGGCCAACGCGTGGCTTTTCTGGCCGGGCTGGCACTTCTGAAAATGAATCCGGCAGAGGCTTATCGACTGGCTGCATGGGCTGGTGATGAAGCGTTATCAGTGACACAAACCAGGACAGAACGCCCCGCATCACAGCCAGTATCAACCGCACAGATAACCAGTCAGATGGCCGGAAATATCCGGGCGTTATTTCCTGAATAACACAACATCAGGGCGAGTTCGCCCTGCTCTCCACCTCAGAACATAAACAAGGAGAACGACTTAATGAGCGAAATCAACTATCAGGCATTACGTGAACGTTATTCACCTGTGCCAGTACCGAAATGCCCTATTTGCGGCGAGGAAATGTCAATTCAGCGAATATCTGGAGCACAGGTTGTTTATGCCTGCTCCGGTTATGGTGATGATGGAGATTTCAAAATTGGCCGAACTCTTGCCGACGAACATTATGAAAAATCACGCGTAACAGTGTTGGATGTCGGGGATCCTGAAGTATTGGCGCTACTTGATTGGCTGGAAACCAAAGACAACCGAATCGCTGAACTGGAAAAAATCGCCACTGACTATGCACTTAAATTCCAGAAAGCACAGGACGCATTAAAGTATGCCGCTTTGCTGCATAGCAGGACGGCGCAACAAACAAATAATTTTGCAGTATCGCTTCCGGACATAAGCGAATATTTCATTAATGACGTATTTCAGCCCTTGCGATACGAGCGGGATGTTGAAAGAGCCATCATAAAGGCTGGCGGAAAAGCATTGTGGCAGGAGAAACACGAGGACAGAACGCATCAGTCCTGCGATGTAAATCGTGGATGGTTTAGCCCACTGACGACAGATAAAAATAACACCTGATCCCCCTCAAACCAGGGCGATAATCGCGCATCGCCCTGCTGCACAATAGTGCACAAGTTTGCACAATTTTTTTGAACGACTTTTTACCCTTCCGGCCCGCATGGCGGCTGGATCCGTCAAGGATCCGTGCGTGCACAAAAAAACGCGCTTTTTCTGCGCGCAGGTGACGGGGGAACAGCCCGCGTTTCAGGGGGTAAATAGCATCCCCTGAACGATGTCGCAGCGACACAACAGAATGGCTGTATTTCTCACGCTGAGCGTGAAAAAGACGTGAGGGCTTTTGATTTGATGGGTGGCAGATAAGGCCGTCAAAATCGCACTGAGGCGGCGAGAACATGCAGTCAACGCGGTGGGATTGCGTAAGAGTCTGACCGCCGATGATGACAATAAGCAGAAAAGCGTCGTGAAATTATCTGATTGATACAGGAGCTGGAGAGTCGGGGCATAAATTTTTTATGCCCCGGCGAAGCAGCAGACAAGCGAAGCGCGTCAGGATGTGGGCTGGGTATCTAGCAGTGCGTAAGGGTTAAAGCGGATCACCTCTTCGCCAAGCCAGTCATTGATGTGCTTCATGGCCTCCATAACGGGCATCAGCTCGTTAATTGCGTAAACCCGCGCGGCCTTCTCCACATCACCAAACGCACTTTTTTCGCCCGGCATCGCCCCCATCAGTTGCGGCGGAACGCGGTGCGCAGCCAGCACATCATCACGGGATGCCGCCTTAACATTCATGAACTCATCCTTTGCAGTGATCTGCTGGAACGGCAAAATTTGCACACCTTCTTTGCCCCCGTTGGGCGCATGGATGAGTACGTTTTTAAACGCACCACCACCACGCGCGCCCTGTAACGTTTCTTTCAGGGAGTCCATGCTTTCGCGGTTTACCTGCGCTGCACCGATGTAGATGATGCACCCGGCGTGGGATCCGTTGTCGTAGTACAGTTTTCTGAACATGTCCGCCGAATGAGAAAGGCTGGCCGAGAGTAATGCGCCAAGATATTCCGGCATGCCGTAGATTTCCTGGTTAATATCCGGATTCATCAGGTGGCACACTTTGCCAGGGCGAAACTGGAACGCGTCCTTGCCATCCTGCACATACCACCATGATTCAAGATCGCTTCCGCGTCGCATGTATTTCGCCAGGGCGTGCCGTAATTTAAGCGGTTCGCCGAGCATATTACTTCTAAGCTCAAGGAATGCGTTACCGAACACAAACCAGTCCAGCGCCAGCGCCGAGAAATCCTGCCGGGAAAGCAGCGGGTGCGGGATGTAGCAACCGAGTAATACATTGCGCTTAAAGTAAAGCGCAGACTGATGCCAGGACGTTTGCCGGGCTGCTCTTGCCAGACCGTACCAGTCCACCGGGGTTTCATACCACCGTCCGTTATCAGCACAGTACATATTGTCCAGCAGGTCATGCCCGGTCAGGCGATAAGGACCATCAAATGTGAATGCACTGAGCGATGATTCTTTCCTGAGCGCATCAGCGAGATCAATGCGTGAACTCATGCGCACTTTTTTATTTTTTCTGCTCATCAGAACTCCATAACCGTGAAACGCTCGTTTTCTCCTTCGCCGCCAATCGGTTCGTTAATGACAGCAAGCATGGTTGCCCACGCAAGGTCGCCGTGGCTGATCCCCCTCGCGCGGTCCGTTTCGTAAGTGATAAAGCCGCCCGGTGTTTTCACCTTACGCACGGCGTTAAAGGCCGCGACCAGCTCGCGTTCGGCGCGATCGTATTCCCACCGCCCGGCACGCATTATTTGCAGCATTTTCAGTACCAGCGACCGTTTTGATGACAGCGTGAAGGTGTACGGAATAGCAGCAGGGAAAAACCGTTTCACTATCTGATAAACAGCCTCCCCGTTCCCGCCCGTCACATCAATGCCGATGTGTTCCACGTTGTAGCGATACGTGAACTCTTCAATGACTCTGGCCTGTTCTTCAAACTCCAGCCCCTGAACGCGTCGCGTCTCCACCGTTCGAAAACGGCCACCAGGAACAGCCGGAGGAACCACCACGGACACAGCGCCGCTGTCGCCGTTGCCACTACTGCCGTTTGCGTCATACCCAATCCATACCGGACGATTCCCCATCGGGCGGGGAGCAAAAGGTTTCCAGTCTTTCCAGTCGTCGTATCCGTCAACACCGCAGCCAATCAGGATATTCAGGTTAAATGCCGATTCCCCTTCGCGGACAAACTCACACATATAGAGATTGAGGAACTCGTCTTCGGTGTTTTCATCACGAATTTCGTCGATATCGGTGTGTTTCCAGCCGTGATTGACCACATCTTCCAGCGTGACAATTTGCCGCCACGTCCGGTCAGGGCAGATAAGCCCGTTATGCAGCGTTTTCCAGTCCACAGAAAAACGCTGGCGTTTATGCGTGGCCTTTTTCTCGTTCCAGCGGTCGCCGTTCCAGTAGGCGTATGCCTCGTGCGTTTCGGTGGATGGCGTGGAGAAGTAGGTGCGCCGCAGTCCGCTGAGGGTTGCCATAGCGCCAGCCACCTTGCGCAGTTCAGCAAAGCGACTGACCCAGAAAAATTCATCAAAATAAAAATTGCCCGTATAGGACTGTGCCGACGCAGCAGAAGTGCCGAGAAAATGCAGCTCTGCGCCGTTGGAGAGGATGATTTTATCGCCCCCTTTCAGCTCCACATCAACTTCAGCCGCGGCCTTCTGAATAATGCTTTTAAACTGGAACGCCTGACGACGCGACGCAGACAAAAAAATCTGGTTACGCTGGTAAGGTTGCGCCACATCGTCACGCAGCGCCATCAGCAGAGCTTCCTGTGCAAAATACCAGGTCGCCCCAATCTGTCGGGATTTCAGGATCATCCTGTTACGTATCCCGGCTTCCCTGCAAAGGGTCAGGGAGTCAAACCAGCCCCGCTGATGCCACTCCAGCCTGCTGATGATTTTTTCCCGCAGTGCGGCAATCTGTTCCGGCGTGAAATGATTTTTGAGTTTTTTCGCCCGGCCTTTCTTTCCTGTGACCGTCGCATCCGGCTGGCCATCATGCAGTTTTTTAAGCTGCCGGGTCAGCAGGTCTATTTCCTTAAAGTCACCGCCTGTTTTATTCTGTTTTTCAGTAAGCTGGATGAGGCGCGCATCGATGGACTGCGTGACACGCTGCACGGGTGGCGTTTCATCCCACTGGTCGCGTTTTTTCCACGCATAAATCGTGTTCGGGTTTATTCCCATCAGACGTGATATTTCTGCGGGCGGATAACCCTGCCAGTAAAGTTGCCGCGCACGCTGGCGCACAAAAGCGTCCTGAATCATTGCTCCCCCTGAGTAATTACAGGAAGATTACCCGCGCGCGAAACTGTTCTCCTTAACCCCCTGTTCTGGCCGTTTTCTTACAACAAAATCCCTTTGTATCAGCCTGTTACGCTTTGCCATCATGACTGAAGAACCAGTCAGAGGGGCAAAAACTATGGCTAATGAAAAAAAGACATCCCGCAAAAAGTTTCGCGTGGCTGTCTCCGGATCAACTGTTGATGGCCGCGAAATCAGCCCGGTACATCTGCGTGAAGCCGCCGAGAACTTCAACCCGGATGTTTACGCTGCCCGCGTGAACGTTGAGCACTATCTCTCGCCATGCCCGTCAAGCGAATTTTCCGCAATGGGCGATGTCACCGCGCTGAGTACGGAAGATATTACGGAAGGCCCGCTGGCCGGACGTACTGCGCTGTATGCAGAAATCGAACCGACCGAGCGCATGAAGCAGCTTATCGCTGACGGCAAGAAAATCTATTCCAGTATCGAACTGCACCCGCAGTTCTCCGTTAACGGGCGTGCCTATCTGGTCGGGCTGGCGATGACCGACACCCCGGCAAGCCTGGGCACTGAGCGCCTGAAATTCACGGCACAGCAGCGTCAGGCGGTGATGACGTTCAACAGTATCCAGGGTGAAGCACCGCTTATCTCCGAAGCCATCGAGTCTGAAATCATCGAAATGGCAGAACAACGCCAGGAAGAAGGCACCCAGTGGTTTAACCGCGTAATGGGGATTATTGGTCGTGGCCGCAAAGCGGATGACGCCAGTTTCTCCCGTATTCAGGAAGCGGTGGAAGGCGTTGCAACATCACAGGTCGACATTATCGACCGTTTTAATGTGCTGGAAACCCGCCATCAGCAGGACCGCCAGAAAATCACGTCACTGACCACAGAGCTGACAGCACTGAAGGAAAAACTGCGCACGCAGGACGGCGATCCGCAGAACCGCTTCACCGCAACGGGCGCAGCCTCCGACCAGCTGGCTGACTTCTGATAAGACAAAGGAGCAAATTTTTTATGAATCTGGTGATGTCAGATATTACCCGCAACAAGCTGGGTTGCTATATGGCGCAGCAGGCGTCGCTTAACAATATCCCGGTATCTGCACTGGTATCGCGATTTACCGTGGAACCCGCGGTGCAGCAGCGTTTTGAAAACGCCTCAAAGGAAAGTACCGAATTTACGAAAAGAATTAACGTGATCGGCGTGACCGACCAGAAAGGCGAAAAAATCCTCCCGGACACCACCGGGCCAATTGCGCGCACGAATAGCAGTTATGACGGCATCAAACGCCGTAACCCGAATAACGTGATCGATATGAAGTCTCGTCAGTACCAGTGCGAACAGGTGAACTACGATACCTTTATTTCGTACCCACAGCTTGATACCTGGGCGGCCCACAGCGATTTTCAGTCCCGTATCAGTACACAGATCGCCCGGCAGGTAGCGCTTGATCGCATCATGATTGGCTTTAACGGCACATCCCACGCCTACGAGTCTGATTTTCACACCAACAAGCTGCTTCAGGACGTTAACGTGGGCTGGCTGGAGCACATCAGAACCGATGCCAGCGAGCGCGTAATGAATGACGTGACGCTGACCTCCCGCAACATGGACAACACTGTGGCGCACGCGGGTAAGTATGCGAATGCCGATGCTCTGGTACAGGATGCGCGCTCATCCCTGCTGGATGAATGGCACAAGGAAGCTGACGACCTCGTGGTGATTATGGGGCGCAACCTGTTTAACTCGCTGCGTCTGCCCGTGCTGAACAGCATCAGCGGCCAGAATCCCAATGCGGAATTACTTGCCGGGCAGCTCATCCTGTCATCGCGCACCATTGGCGGGCTGGGCGTGTTCCTTGCGCCGTTCTTCCCGGATGCAACGATGCTGATCACCTCGTTCAACAACCTGTCGATTTACTGGCAGAAAGGTTCAATGCGTCGCCTGATGAAAGACGAGCCGGAATACAACCGCATCGCCACCTACCAGTCCATCAATGACGCTTATGTCGTTGAAGACTATGGCAAGTGCGCGATGGTCACTGGCCTGAAGTTCGCCGACAGCTAATCAACTCACGGCGGGCATCATGCCCGCCAGTAACGGAGAGAACAAATGATTACTCCTGCACAGCAACACTGGCAGAACGTGATGGCACAGCGCGCAGGCCGGGCGAATGAAGGCGTGGACCACGCCGCGCGTACCGCGCATGAAGAGGTGCTGTATCGTCTGCGTCTGGCACAGGCCCGGCTTAAGGGTGTACAGGCCAGAAGCGCGAAAGCCGCCATCAAAAAAGAGTTGTTGCCGGATTTTTCCGGCTGGATTGAGGGAACGCTGGAGGCTGACGGCGGGCAGCAGGATGAAGTGATTGCCACGCTGATGGTGTGGGCGATTGACTGTGGCGATCTTCCGCTTGCGCTGCGTATCGGCGCGTATGTGGTCCGTCACAACCTCATCATGCCGGATAACTTTGGCCGTACTGCTGCCACGGTACTGACCGAAGAAATCTGTAATCCGGTACTGACGCAGGCCGGGACGGATGCCGACGCGGATTTGTCCGCCTTTATCGAACCACTGGACACCCTCCGGGAGATTGTCACCGACCAGGACATGCCGGACGAAGTGCGCGCCAAATTATGCAAAGCGTGCGCCTTTGCCCGCCGTGGCCTGAGTGATGCGGACAGCATGGCCTCATCACTGAAGCTGCTGCGCGAAGCAATGCACCTGAACCCGAACGCAGGTGTGAAACGCGAGATTGCAACCCTTTCCCGCGCCCTGAAAAAAGCCGATTCCGCAGCCGCACCAGAAGACGCCAGCGCACAGCAGGCGCAGGACGAAAGCAGCAAAAGTAAAAAGACAACGCGGAAGCCTGCAACACGAAAAACCACCGCGACGCAGAAGGCGAAGCGCGGTTAACGACTGACCCCGTCAGCGGGCGGCGTGCGCGGTGTTCCGGTTTGACTCCGTGACCGTTTACACCGCGCACCCACCGCCCGATTTTTTCAGGAGTGAACCCCATGAGTATGGTTGCCAGAACCAACCCCGGACCCGCAGAGGACGACATCACCGATACCGATGATGGTGATACCCGTATTTCAGCGGGTGCATTCTGGCCGGATATTGTGCTGCGTGAACTGCGTCTGGCGGTACGACTGCCGGGGCGCGTGACCACCTCCCGCCTGCTGCATACCGCCACCGGAGCTGTGGCACACGTTACCCGCGAGCTGGAAGCATGGCAGAAGGAACAGCAGGCGGCTGGCCATCAGACGCTGGCCGATGTTCCGGCACCCGTAATTAACGGAGAAAGCGTCAATCTCTGGCACTGGCGCAATGCGGTTTACACCGCCACACGCGCCCTGATTCTGGAGCGTTACCGCGATGCGGACACAACGGACAAGGGCGACCGCCGGGCGGACGCACTGGATATACAGACATCGGATTTGTGGCGCGATGTGAGCTGGGCCATCTCTGACATTCTGTGCCGCCCGCGAATCTTTGCGGAGTTGTGCTGATGAAAGTGAAGGCACTGGAAGGCGACACCGTGGATTCGCTCTGTTTCCGGTACTACGGCACGACGCAGGGCGTCACCGAAAAGGTGCTGGATGCCAACCCCGGACTCTGTCAGCAGGTATTTCTGGACGCCGGGCAGGAAGTGGAGATGCCGGAGCCGGAGAAGAAGAAACGAGAAATGATTCAGTTGTGGGGGGAGTAGCAGTGAGCACCATTCAAACAGGGATCACAGAGCAGGTTATTGCGTGGCTCTTTGACCACCTGCCAACGGTGTATGCAGTAGGCGCGGCGGTCAGCATTTCCGCGCTGATGAGTCTTTATGACGGACGAACACTGGTTCAGACCGTAACGGGATCGCTGGCGTGCGGCGTTCTTGCCATGGCCGTGGCCGGGTCGTTGCGCTTCTTCGGTTTTCCTGAAGATGCCGTGACGTTTATCGGCGCATCAATCGGTTTTATGGGCGCAGAGAAAGCACGCGACAAGGTTATTGCAGCCTTTAATCGCAGGGTGAAGGAGAAGGACGAATGAGCAACACATTTAAATTCAGCAGCCGGAGCGAAAAGAATTTGCAGGGCGTAAATCCTGATCTGGTGAAAGTGACCCGACGGGCACTGGAAATTTCGGAAGTGGATTTTGGTATCACCGAAGGGTTGCGCAGCCGTTACCGCCAGAAGCAACTTGTGGCCACAGGTAAGAGCCAGACCATGAACAGCCGCCACCTTACGGGACATGCCGTGGATGTTGTGGCTTATATCGGCAGCCAGGTGTCATGGGAGTGGCCGCTGTACGAAAAAATCGCAGCAGCATTCAGACAGGCCAGCCGGGAACTGAATATTCCGGTGGAATGGGGCGGCGACTGGAAGACCCTGAAAGACGGACCGCATTATCAGTTACCACACGGAGCCTATCCGGCATGAAGCTCTGGCCCACGCTGGGCGTCGCTTTCCTTCTGATTGCCGCATGGGGAACATCCATGCGTCTGTCGTGGTCGCTGGGCCGGGAGAACGCCAGAAACGAAGCGCAGGCCAGCGCCCTGAAAAGCACCGTCGACAACCTGAATATCATCAGCACCGGGGTACAGGATATGCAGCAGGTGCTGGCGCAACTCCGCGTGGAAAATCAACAGCGAAATCAGGACGGAGAGGCCAGACGTGAACAGCTACGCAACGATATTGCAAAAGATGAATGCGCCCACGCTTTGCCTGACGCTCGTTTTACTGACAGGTTGCGCAGGCACGCAGAACGCGCCACGGCCAGCGCCGTCAGTCCGGCTTATACCGCAGACGCTGACCATACCGGTAACACCTCCCCCCTTCCCTGACACTCCCACATGGGGAAATCTCGGTATATGGGGCGACCGCCTTCTGGATGCACTGGAAACCTGTAACGCGGATAAACGGGCCATTGAATTACTGGAACAGCGCAGACTGCAACGACTGAACAACGAGGACAACAACTATGCTGAAAACTGATTCCCTGCGTGAAGCCATGACCCGTTCATGCCGATGGTGTCAGGCCAACCCGGAAAAATTCACCATTTTCGTGGAGAGCGGCAACATTGAAACGACAGGAGAAACCCCATCGTTTGTTTACCGCTATCAGATGGTGATGTTTGTCATGGATTACGCCGGGGAGCTGGACGACCTCACGCTGCCGCTGCTGGCGTGGTTATCCGAAAATCAGCCACAGTTGTTGCTCAACCCTGAGCGTAATCAGGACATCAAATTTTCCGCCGTTATCAATGACGATGACAGCGCCGATCTCCTGTTTACGCTCCCCCTGCGGGAACGCGTTCGCATCACGCGCAGCAGTCAGGGCACACCGCAGGCAGAACACCTGCCGGAGCCAAAACCCCGCCTGCCCTCTTCCGAAGGCGACTGGTCGCATGTATTCCAGGATGTGACGTGGGGTGAAAGCGATGGATAAGGCATTCACCCGCGTGGATGAAACCTTTGAGGCCATCCGCGACAGCCTGAATCAGCAGGCCATCAATAACATCGCCAGAAAGCTGGCACAGGATTTACGCCGCGCCCAGCAGGCGCGCATCCGGTCACAGAAAGCGCCAGACGGGACCGCATGGACACCACGCAGACGCCGCGTAACCCGGATACAGGAACGCATTCGCTTTATCTGGAATAACGAAGCACGCACGCTGAAAAACTGGCATCACGACACGGGGAAATACGGGCGAACCATTACCGGGTGGGATGAGGATAAAAACAATATCCGCATGTTTTACCGGGATGACATCGACCGTTTTCTGGAAATACGCACCCGGCGCATCAACCAGGACAGCACAAAGCGCGTCCCCATGTTCGTAAAACTGCGCACCGCCCGCTACCTGAAAGCCCGTGCAGATGCTTCCGGTGTGACGGTGGGTTACAGCGGCGTGGCCGCACGTATTGCACGCGTTCATCAGTTTGGTGAGCGCGATCAGGTTGCGCCGGGCATTTTCACCGATTACCCGGTACGTGAGCTGCTGGGTATCAGTCAGGCAGATGAACGCCTGATTTATAACACGGTGCTGGGCCGGATTGCGGAGGCTGTACGGTGAGCGCAGAACTCATGCGACTGCTGAGCAATATCATCCGCACCGGGATCATCTCTGAAGTTGACGAGAAGTCCTGGCGCGTGCGCGTTCGCAGCGGCGAACTGGAAACAGGCTGGCTGCGCTGGAACACCACGCGCGCGGGAGCCTTCAATGTGTGGCTGCCGCCATCACCTGGCGAACAGGTGGTAATTGCCTGCATTGGCGGCAACCCGGAAACCGCCATGATAATTGGCAGCCTGTGGAGTGATGCCAATCCGGCCCCCGGCAAAAGCCTGAAAGAAATCGTGATCAGCGCGCCGGACGGCGCGGTGTTCCGCTACGACGCGGACGCAGGCGCACTGAGCGCCAGCGGCATGAAAACGGCCACTTTACAGGCATCCGTCAGCGTGAAACTGGACACGCCCGTCGTGGAATGCACAAACCTTCTGAGAACGGCGACGCTTGACGTCACAAAAGGGGGAAAGATGAGCGGCAATATCACGCACAGCGGCGGCGATTTCACCTCAAACGGCATCACAGTGCATACGCATAAGCACGGTGGCGTTAAAGGTGGCAGCGATTCGACAGGAGGCCCGCAGTGACAACCCGCTACACAGGAATGAATCCGGACGGGACGGGAAACCTGAACGATATGGAGCACCTGAAACAGTCAGTCAGGGACATCCTGATCACCCCGCTGGCAAGCCGGGTTATGCGACGGGAATATGGCAGCCTTGTGCCTGATTTGATTGACGAACCCATGAATAACACAACTCGTCTGCAATGCATGAGTGCTGCCGTGATTGCGCTGACACGATGGGAACCCCGCATTGCCCTGGACGCCATCGACGTTGTCTGGAAGGCAGGAGGCCGCGCCGGGGTGACGCTGTCGGGCACTGTCATGCAGACCATGCAGAATGTTGAATTAACCATCACGCTGAGAGAGTAAATCATGCCTGCTGTTGACCTTTCCCAGTTACCGGAACCCGCCATCATCGCGGAGCCTGATTTTGAGGCAATTCTGGCTGACACAAAGGCCATGATGATTGCGTCCTATCCTGCCGAACAGCGTGAAGCCGTCTCCGCCGCGCTGGAGCTGGAATCGGAACCCCTGAACGTTATCGCTCAAACCATGTCTTTTCGTGAAATGCTGTTACGCCAGCGGGTTAACGAGGGCGCACGCGCCTGCATGTTAAGCCACGGTTCAGGGACAAACCTGGACAACCTCGCGGGCAATATGAACACAAAGCGCCTGGTTATCACTCCGGCAACGGATACCACCGACGCGGTGATGGAGAGCGACACCTCGCTGAGATTGCGGGCGCAACGGGCGTATGACGGCCTGAGTGTTGCTGGCCCGTCAGGTGCATACGAGTATTTTGCACGCAGCGCCAGCGGTCTGGTGCGTGATGCGCGGGCCATCAGCCCGTCTCCGGCCTGTGTGACGGTTTCCATCCTGTCCACTGAGGGCGACGGCACAGCAACGGAGGCGTTGCTTAATACCGTTCGCGCCGTTCTGAATGCAGAGGATACCCGCCCGGTGGCCGACCGCCTGACCGTACAGAGTGCCAGAATCGTGACATGGCGGCTGAATGCAAAACTGTACTTTTACCCCGGCCCGGAATCCGAACCTATTCTGGCCGCGGCGGAATCGTCGTTCAGGAAGTGGCTGTCTGAGCAGGGGCTTATCGGTCAGGACGTGGCGTTGTCAGCCATTGCTGCCGCACTGCATGTGCACGGTGTGCAACGCGTGGAGATAATCGAACCCACACAAAATATGGCCATCAGCGACATACAGGCGGCGCGCTGTGAGTCATTCACCATCAGCGAAGGTGGGCGTAATGAGTAATTCACTGTTACCGCCATCAGCCAGCAATTTCATGCGTTGTGCCGAAGCTGTCGGAACGCGCATTACAGACATTCCGGTAGACCTCAACACGCTGTGGTCGCCGGACACCTGCCCGGTGCATCTGCTGCCTTATCTCGCCTGGGCATTTTCCGTTGACCGCTGGGATCGCAACTGGCCGGAAGAGACAAAGCGACAGGTGATTCGTGATGCATGGCTGATACACCGACACAAAGGGACCATCAGCGCACTGCGCCGGGCCATTGAGCCGCTGGGATACCTCATTCGTGTGTCTGAGTGGTGGGAGTTCGGCGGAGAACCGGGAACATTTACCGTTGAAGTCGGCACGCTGGACAGTGGCGTGACGGAGGAAATGTATCTGGAAATGGAGCGGTTGATTGCTGATGCCCGCCCGGTCAGCCGCCACATGACAGGGCTGAATATCATTCAGGAGATCCCGGGGGATATTTTCGCGGCGGCAGCAACTTACGACGGTGAAGTCATTACCATTTATCCGGACGATTAAGCATGAGTACCACAACACGAAAATTTAAAACCATTATCACTGATACTGGTGCCAAAAAATTAGCTCAGGCAGCCGCGCCAGATGGTAATCCTGTCCGCCTGACTCACATGGCCGTGGGCGACGGTGGCGGCACGTTGCCCACACCAGACAGTAAGCAGACCCGTCTGGTGCATGAGGTGTGGCGACATACTGTTAATCGCGTCATCCTGGACGCAACACATCAGAACCGCATTATTGCGGAGCTGGTTATTCCTCCTGAAACGGGCGGATTCTGGATCCGGGAAATTGGTGTATTTGATGAGTACGGCGATTTGATCGCGGTGGGCAATACTGCGGAAAGTTACAAGCCAACCGTTGCCGAAGGATCCGGACGTGCACAAACATTTCGCACCATTCTGACCGTATCCAGCACTGCCACCGTGGCGCTTACCGTGGATAACACCATGGTTATGGCCACAGTGGATTACGTGAATGACAAACTGAAAGAACATGAACAGTCACGACGTCACCCGGATGCCTCGCTGACCGCAAAAGGCTTTGTTCAACTCAGTAGCGCCACTAACAGCGATTCTGAAACGCTGGCTGCAACGCCGAAAGCGGTTAAGGTCGCGTATGATCTTGCTAACGGAAAATATACAGCGCAGGATGCCACAACAGCGCGAAAAGGCCTTGTCCAGCTTAGTAGTGCAACCAACAGTACATCTGAAACGCTGGCGGCAACATCAAATGCAGTAAAAGCTGCCTATGACAATGCTGAAAAACGTCTGCAGAAAGCTAAGAATGGTGAGGATATCTCTGACAAAGACACCTTTACGAAAAATATCGGTGCCTGCCGTGCATATAGTGCAGAGCTGAATATTGGTGGAGATAGTGAAGCATGGACAACTGCGCAGTTGATTTTTTGGCTAGAGAGTCAGGGGGCATTTAACCATCCTTACTGGATGTGCAAAGGCTCATGGGCTTATGCAAGTAATAAGGTCATTACAGATACAGGTTGCGGAAATATTTGTCTTGCAGGTGCTGTTGTGGAAGTTATTGGCACCCGCGGCGCAATGACCATACGCATTACCACACCGAGTACATCCAGCGGTGAAGGCATCCCTAATGCTCAATTTACTTATATTAATCATGGTGATGCTTATGCTCCTGGCTGGCGAAGGGACTATAACTCCAGGAATAAGCCAACAGCATCAGAGATCGGGGCGTTACCGTCAGATGGGACAGCAGTATCGTCAGTTAATCTGGCTTCAAAAGGTCAGCTGACCGCCCTGACAGATAATATGCAGGGGGCCACAGGTCTGGAGTTATACGAGGCGTATAACAACGGATATCCAACAGCGTATGGAAATATCATTCACCTGAAAGGGATGACAGCCGTTGGCGAAGGCGAATTACTCATCGGCTGGAGTGGTATAAGCGGTGCTCATGCTCCGGCATTTATTCGTTCACGACGGGATACGCCCGACGCAAACTGGTCGCCGTGGGCGCAGCTTTACACCTCGGCTCATCCTCCTGAAGAGTTTTATCCAGTCGGTGCACCGATTCCGTGGCCATCAGATACCGTTCCGTCTGGTTATGCCCTGATGCAGGGGCAGACTTTTGACAAATCTGCATACCCGAAACTTGCAGTCGCTTATCCGTCAGGCGTGATCCCTGATATGCGTGGCTGGACTATCAAGGGCAAACCTGCCAGTGGTCGTGCCGTATTGTCTCAGGAACAGGACGGCATTAAATCGCACACCCACAGCGCCAGCGCATCCAGTACTGATTTGGGGACGAAAACCACATCGTCGTTTGATTACGGTACTAAAACGACCAGTTCATTTGATTACGGCACAAAAACCACAAATAGCGCAGGAGCTCATTCACACAATATACCTGTTGGTCACACTGGCGCGGGGAATGGTGTATCAGCCGGTTATAACGCTGCGTTAGGTACTGGTACCACGTCGAGCGCAGGAGGGCATGCTCACAATGTATATATCGGTGCCCATAACCACACTATCGGCATTGGTGCTCATGCCCATTCTGTCATTATTGGTCCCCACGGACACACCATCACCGTTAATGCTACGGGGAACGCAGAAAACACCGTAAAAAACATCGCATTTAACTATATTGTGAGGCTTGCATAATGACATTCAGAATGAGTGAACAATCACGGACCATAAAAATTTATAATCTACTGACCGGAACCAATGAGTTTATTGGTGAAGGTGATGCACACATTCCACCTCATACAGGTCTGCCTGCAAACAGTACCGATATTGCCCCGCCAGATATTCCGGCTGGCTTCGTGGCCGTTTTCAACAGTGATGAGGCATCGTGGCATCTCGTTGAAGACCATCGGGGTAAAACGGTTTATGACGTGGCATCAGGGGACTCGTTATTTATTTCTGAACTCGGTCCATTACCGGAAAATGTTACCTGGTTGTCGCCGTATGGAGAGTATCAAAAGTGGAACGGCACATCCTGGGTGAAAGATGCAGAAGCAGAAAAACTGTTTCGGATAAGGGAGGCGGAAGAAACAAAAAACAGCCTGATGCAGGTAGCCAGCGAGCATATTGCGCCACTTCAGGATGCCGTAGATTTGGATATTGCAACGGAGGAAGAGGCATCGTTACTGGCTGCATGGAAGACATACCGGGTATTGTTGAATCGTGTTAATACAGCGGTAGCAGCGGAAGTTGAGTGGCCAGTCGCCCCACAATAAAGAGAAAAAGCCATCGATTGAAATATAGATGGCTTTATGTACTCTATTTATACAATACAACACCGCTCTTTTTAGTTATATATGTGCAGTTCGATGGTATATCTTTATTTATAAAAGACATTGCACCTATTTTTACATTATCCCCAATTTTACGTGATAATCCAATGATGCAACAATTAGCTCCGATATCAACGTTACTACCAATTTTTACTCTTGAACCAGGCATGTCACCATCTATCTGTCCAATGGTAGTATTCTGCCGTAACACCAGATTTTCACCAGCATCAACAGCAAAATGAACAACAATTCCAGCATGATGGGGAATTGTTAACCCTTTTCCAATATTTGCGCCCAATCCAATTTCACAACCAAATTTGTTAATTATTTTATTGTTTAACTTTTTGGCTGCTGTCTTATGTAATTTATTACCATTAATATACATTTCGTTAGCCAACCGCCACCAGAAAAGGAAATTCCGGTTACGCTGTTTTTTCTCTCTTAAAAGCCTCCAGATATCCATACGTTTCCGCCGAATTACTTCATATTTCCAGAAGTTTTTTAAATTAGTAGAGTTCCCAAATAAAACAAAGTGAATTGCCATTAAGTAAGACAGCACGATAATCTCCTTAATTATTATTTCAGACCACACATGTTATAAGGTTAAGAGATTATAAAATCCTGTTGTTTGTTATTCAAAAACAATTTTCTGAGAAGGACATACAACAGCAAGTCGCCAGTCACCTTCATCAGGAAATTGGCGACATACGTTAAATCAGAGCAGCCCCTTAACTGAGCTGGTCGCGCTATTAAGGGATGATGTCACCTTATCTTTGAAGCCGGACAACATATCGCTGAACGATGAGGATTGCAGGCGCTCCCGCAAATCCTCATCACAGCGTTCAAGAGTCAGTGAAAATTCAATCTTTTTCGCCTTACCGTAGCGATCAAACTCGGAACGGGTCGTATTCGTTCCGGTCAGGACATACATGCCGTAAATCTGCCCGACGCCATCAATCAAAGGCCAGGGTCGTCCTGTATACGCCTGCGTGGTCAGCAGCGACAGCGACACTTCGCCACCTGTAATTTCAGGATAAAGCACACCAGAAAGAACGATGCGATCATCACCTGCGCCGATATACTGCCAGCTTGCTGAACGGTTAACGCGTTCATTTTTCACATGCCGCCAGCTTTTGTTTTGCTGTAACTGCTGATGCGGCAGCGTGCGCAGCTCAAAAACAAACATGCCATAGATCATCATCATGGCCATGACTCCTCAATCTTTATCGTAAAAACTGCCACGCCCGGCACGGGCGCGCCGTTCCATTTCTGCCCTGACCATTTCACCGACCAGTTTCGCCAGTTCGCGGGGATTCTGTGTAACAACGTTATGCAGATGAACATGAATTTCACCACCAAATCCGGAGGCAACAGGCTCCCGGTTACGGGAAGTTACAGGAACTGATGCCACTGGAGATCGTATGGCCTCCGCCACCGGGCGGGAGCTGGCCGCAACAACAGGGACCAGCGCCGGAGGCAGCGGAGCCGGGACCACGGGTGTGATATTAATTGCGGGGGCAGGCTTACTGACCTGCGCAATCTTCCGCTCCTGCCACTCCCCACGAACAGCAAGTGCGCGGGGCAGGTTTTTAAAGACAATATCGCCGGGGCCAATGCGTTTTTTCGTCTCATCAACCAGCTTACCTGTGTTATCAGCAATTTTGCTGAGTCTGCGTAGCGTCCCGGTATTGCTGTCTGTGAGCGGTTTGTTGTCTTTGGGTTTATCACCTCCGGTGCCATTGCCATTTTCCACAGGCTTCGGCGGATTGATTTTCGCCAGGTCCCCCTGAAGTAAGGCAACCTTGTCCTGAAGAATGGCCGCACGCTGTGCGTCTTCGATTTTCTTGCGCGCCCTTTCCGCTTCATCCGGAAGGACGCCAAGTTTTTCAAGTATCCACGCCAGCGTATCCAGTAGCATTTTTGCAGGTGTCAGAACAAGTTGTAACGCACCGCCAAGAACGTTACCGAATATCTCGCCAGCACTGGTACATTTATCCAGCGTTTCCTTGCTGGACTCCATCGGTGACAACAGCGATTTAAACCAGTTAAACACCTGGCTTATCCCGCTTCCGATTGCGTCAAAAACAGGACCAAACCGTTCAAAGGTTTCGCGCAACGGGGTCAGCCTTTCCATAATCCCGCTGAACACCCCGGCAAAAAATGCCCTGATGGGATCCCAGTATTTCCAGATGAGAACGGCAGCTCCGGCAAGCGCAGCCACGATAAGACCGACCGGACTGAACAACGCCCCGATAGCGCCCCCCAGTAACGAAACGGAACCCGTCACCATTCCCCATAGTGCTGGCAGGAGTCTGACAGCATTCATTGAACCGGTCAGGAGGGAAAAGCCAAGACGCAGTTTTGCCAGCGGGCCAGCAAGCACACCAATAGCCAGCGACAACGAGCCAACCGTTGCAGTCATTGCCAGCAACGCACCGCCTGCTATCAGTAGCTGGCGCGTCAGTACCGGATGGGCCTGCGCCAGCGAGGTGATTTTTTCAAGCACCCGCGTGAGCCACTGCGTGACAGAACGCAGCGGACCGTCAACCAGATCACTGATGCGAATACGAAGACCTTCCCATGCGCTGTCGAGATTTTTCAGGTCCCCATCAAGATTATCGGCCATTACTTTTGCGACGCGATCGGCCTCTCCCCTTGCCCCCTGCAATTCTCTGGTCAGTTTTTGCAGCTCTCCTGAACCAGCCGCCGCAACAAGCGTCTGCAAACCAACGAACGCCTCTTCTCCGGCGATGTCCTTGAAGAAGGAAACCTGGTCCACCTGTCCGTATTTTTGTGTCGCCTTGTAGAGATCAAGCAGCACATCCTCCATCGGGCGCATTTTGCCTCTGGCGTCAGCAACTGACACCCCCAGCTCTTTCAGCGCATCAGCCGCAGCTTTTGGCGGTGATGCAAGGCGGGACAGACTTGCGCGCATGGCTGTACCAGCATCACTTCCACGAAGACCATTATTGGCAAGCATCCCGGCCATGGCTGCCGCTTCTTCAAGACTGATACCAAGTTTTGCGGCAACCGGACCGGTATACTTCATGGTTTCGCCCAGCGCGCGTAAATCAGTATTGGTCCGGGTGAATGCTGCTGTCAGCGTATCGCCAACACGGTCCATTTGATCGGCTGTCAGGTTGAACTGTGTGAGGATATTGGAGCCTATATCAGCCGTCTCGCCAAGTTCGACGCCACCTGCCAGCGCCATATTAAGAACACCGGGCAATGCGGCCTGAATGGCCTGCGGAGTAAAACCAGCCATTGCCAGAAAGCTCTGCCCACTGGCGGCATCACTCGCAGTAAACTGTGTTTCAGAGCCAAGTTTTAACGCCTGCTCACGCAGCGCCTTAAACTGCGGGCTGTTTTTGTCGATTCGCGTCAGTGCCTGAACGCGGGACATCTCTTTCCCGAACCCGATCGCAGGCTGCAAAAAACGCCCGGCAGCATAGCCGCCAGCCGCTGCCGCACCAATTGCCAGCGCACCACCTGTTTTCAGTTTTCCCGCGGTTTCCTGCGCGCGCGAATACCGCTCACGCGCCCGCGTTACACGCGCAAGCGCCTGCCGTTCGCGTTCAAGCTGGTTGTTGTACTGTTCGGTGCGTCTGATGGCCTGCTGGATGGTGTTATCGCTGCCTGTCAGGGAAATGCCGTGGCGTTTCAGCTCTCCGCCAAGCTCCCGCATTTTCTGAATTTCCCGTGTGCGCGATTCATTCAGGCGTTCAAGCCGGGTGCTTAACTGCTGCATCAGCTTTTGTTGTTTTTCGCTGAGCACTGTACCCGTGCGTTGTAACTGATTAAGGGCGTTAAGCTGGCGTCGTGCTTTCACGATGCCCGCATCCGCTTTACTGACAGCGTCGCGGGCGCGCTCAAATGATCGCGCCTGACGCTCGAGATTTTTGATCGCCCCCTGCGTTCGCTGGATGGAGTCACCAAACTGCCCCATCAGGCGGCGGGCGTTTTCGGCAGGCCGGGTCAGCCTGTCAACGGCGCTGAAAGCGACCCGGATATCAAGAGTCTTCATTGTCTGCATTCCCGCTGCGAAGTGCCGCCCGCTCGCGCCAGCTAACCACTTCGCCGGGCGTCATCATGAAGATTTCGGCGGGCGACCAGTTAAAAATGGCGGCAATATCCGCCACCAGATCTTCGATGTGCTCAAAGCACACCAGGGTGATTACGCTGCCGTCTCCTGCACGCTCTTCGCGCCAGAGTCTGGCTCGCTCATAAAATTTACAGCCACAGCGCACAACTGAATAAAATCACGTGACGACATTTTTTTAATCATCACTTCATCCAGTCGTGGCGAGGTCACGCGAGGCAACAGCGTGAACATGGTATCCGCTTTCAGATTCAGCACATCAGACAGCGACAGACCACGCAGGGATCCAGCCTGCTCAATAGCCCCGGTGATCTCCACATACGTGATTTTTTCGCCACCACGCTCAATTGGTCGGGTCAGTTTTACGCCACGTTCGACAGCCATATCCTCACCTGCCGTCACATCATCCGCCACGGTGTTATTCCGGGTTTCAGTATCGATGTCTTTCATCAGTTGTCTCCTTTTCAGTCAGAGGCGACGCACTGCGCCGCCTGCATATTACTTATCAGCCAAGCCCAAGCGCGGAACGGATGCGATCGGGCACAATGTCCTTGCCGTCCTTCCGGTAAATGAAGTTCAGCAGGTCAATCTCCCACAACGGGCGATCGTTAACGCTCAGCTTGTAGTAGGTGTTTTTAATGGCGTAAGTGTGTGATGTGGCTTCGCCCTGTTTGGCTTCCCCCATATCAATTTCCGTCACACGTCCGCGCATTTCGACTTCATACAGGTCGCTTTCTGCATCGGTGTAGTATTCACCCGCAAAACGCAGCAGCGTGCCGTCAATCGTGCCGCCATACTTAAGGAACAGCTCACGAACTGCGCCCCCCATGACAAAGCTCGCATCAAGCGCGGAGTCGTCCAGACCGAGATCAATACTTACTGCCCCCATCATGCCACCACCCCGGTAGCTGTCGGTTTTGCGCGTCAGCTTAGGCAGAGTGACGGATGTCACTTTACCCACTTCGTTTTCACCATCCACAAACAACGTAAAAAAGCGAAGATGTTTTGGTACAGCCATCAGGCACCTCCCAGCACCGCAAATGCGGGACCAAAGAATTCATCAGTAAACGTCTGGTAAAGCTCCATGTCTTCCAGCGGGGGAACGGGCGTATATTTGTAGCGAATACGCACACGCCCCTGACGTAAATCCGTGGTGCCGTTATCCACCACGTCATACCAGCACTCCGCGCCAATCAGTTTCCCGGCAGTAACCAGCGAATCCAGTTTTGCCCTGATGGCGCTGATAACATCCTTCACGTTCGCAGGCGTCAGTGGACTGTCGATGGTTTCAAACTGCGCTTCCGCAATTGAATCAGCCAGCACCTGTGCGGTTCGGGTATACACCTCAAAGATGTAGGCGTTCGTTTCCGGTGTGCGGTTGCCCCAGAAGCGGAACCCGTTGCGACGAATAATGGTCGTGATTTCTTTGTTGTTGAGGCTGTTGGCATCGCTGTCTTCGGCCTGCAACGACCAGAACACATGCCTCGACATCCCCAGCACATTTTTAACCGGAACGTTGGACAGTGATTTGTGCCAGCCCTGCTCATGGTCAATGTACGCACGAAGGCCGCACGCATAGGCAGGCGCGGGGAACGTTTCGTTTTTGCCACTTTTCGGGTTGTAGGCGATGAAGTCCGGCCATAAGAGCATCACCTCACGTTCGTTGAATTTCTGGCGGTAGGTAATCGCATCAGCCATCGTGTCACAGCCATGACATGAGGCATACACAAACGCGCGCAGTTTACCCGCAATCACGCACAGGGATTTTGTCACCGCCTCCGTGTCCAGCTCCGGCGCGGCCAGAATACGCGGACGGTATCCGATGCTTTCATCCTGCTCTGCAACAAGCAGCGCATACATCCCCGTATAGCTGCCGTCAGATTCAGAACCACCGATAACCAGTTGATCCTGCGTCTTTCCGTCTTCTTCTTTGTGTTCAGCCACGCGAACGACGATCACCTTTGTGCTCACCTGGTCTGCGATGGCCTTAAGCGCACGATAAAGCGTCCCCGTTGTCCCGCATTTTCCCAGCACGTCATTGACGCGGGTCAGCAGTGTGGGCTTGTTCAGCGGGAACAGCTTCGCGTCCGCATCATCCGCCGTTGCCACGATACCGATAACGCTGGAATCAACATCGTTAATCGCTGTTACCAGGTCGGTATTTTCCGTAACACGGGCACCATGAAAACGAGTTTCACTCATAGCTTCAGCCCCTTGTATCCGTTAAATGATTCGGCAACAATCATCACCCACCACGCGCGTAATCTCACTCCTGCGCCATTCTCCCGCCACGGCGACAACAAAAAGCAGTAACCCCCTCCGCACGCACATGCGACCATGCCGCACAGGGAGGGAACAGATGACCGACACCACCATGCAATTGCTCAGTCAGGGCACAGACCCCGTGAAAATGCCGGATTTTGATATTCTCGCGGAGGGTAAAACGCTGTCAGGCGTGGCAGAGCGCCTGATGAGCCTGTCACTGACCGACAACCGGGGATTTGAAGCAGACCAGCTCACCATCACGCTGGATGATGCGGATGGTCAGTTGCAGCTACCGCCACGGGGCGCGCGCCTGACGGTTCTCATTGGCTGGAAAGGAGAACCGCTGACAGAAAAAGGCACTTACATTGTTGATGAAATCGCTCACGAAGGACCGCCGGACAGGCTGACTGTTTCAGCCAGAAGTGCAGATTTTCGGGATGAATTTAACGTTAAACGTGAGGTGTCCTGGCATGATGTGACCGTTGAACGTGTGGTATCCGCCATCGCTCATCGGTACGGCCTGAAACCGCAAATCAGCGAAATGCTGATGGATATCGAAATCGACCACGCCGACCAGACTGAAGAAAGCGACATGTCCTTCCTTACGCGCATGGCGGAAATGCTGGGCGCAATCACCACGGTAAAAAGCGGCAATCTGTTATTCATCATGCCAGGTGGTGGCGTGAACGCACAGGGCCAGCCGTTGCCCTCGTTCGCCATTACACGCAGCAGCGGCGATCGCCATCAGTTCCGCATTGCTGACCGCGAGGCGTATACGGGGGTACGCGCCTACTGGCTTGATCTTAATTACGGGAAAAAGAAAAAAGTCAGCGTGAAACGCCGCAAACCGCCAAAACCCAAAAAGGAGAAAAGCAGCAGCCGTGAAGGTGATTATATGGAAGGCGCGGAAGGCAATGTGTTTGTGTTACGCAAGACTTATCAGAACGAGCAGGCAGCAAGACGCGCAGCGGCGGCAAAGTGGCAGCAGCTACAACGCGGAGCCGCATCATTCTCCATCACACTGGCACGCGGACGCGCAGAACTCTACCCCGAAATGCATGGCACGGTAACAGGATTTAAAAGCGAGATTGATAATCAGGACTGGATTATTGCAAAAGTCGAGCACACCGTTGATAACAGCGGCTTTACCACGCAGCTTGAGCTTGAAGCAAAAATCCCGGAATGGATAGCGGAAACAGAATGAGCGATTTGGAGATATTAAATCAAACATGAGTAAATATTACCAATAACAGAGTGTACTTATTGGATGTATAGTTCTTTCATTTTTTAGGAGAAATTAAGAAAATTAACTCAATGTGCACCTTATAAAGGCGCACACTTTGTTTTGCATGTTAAAAATTATTTATTATGTGTTCAGCTAAATGATCATACTCACCAGCCATCTCATTCATTAGTTCTACCTGATTAACTGCCCATTGCCCCCGCCCACGAAGAGCATTCGTTGGCCTAACTCGAGACAAATAGCGAATAGGTATATTTTGAATAATACTATCAGGAGCCATAACGTTGAGGTCCTCAATCTTTCCAACTGGTTCATAATCAGTAAAATCAGGAACCGCGTTGTAAGATGAAATCTGTGAAAGCTGAGGAAGCATTTTTTCCTCTATCGCTTTTCTTATTGAACGGTGATGAACTGCATCTGCACCAACCTCTTGTTTAACATCATTTTGCTTTCTCGTATCAAAACCATTGAATATCCAACCGCCAAATTTAGGCATCCCTTTCTGAGATATAATATTATCTCGTGGGTTACCTGATAGATATCTTTCCTTGCCCTGCTCCCAATCACGTATAAATGATGGCAACATCTCACCAATCAGCCCTACACAATATGAAGAGAATAAATCAGGTGTGCATGGAACTAAAAAATAGTCCGAACAGTACAATGACGATCTAACAAGCGTATTGAATGAGGGAGGTAAATCTATTAGGACATAATCATAAATAACATCATTTTTCTCTGATGCTTTTTTTGTTATCAAATCTGGCAAAATAAAACGATATAACCCTGCGCCACTTATAACATCAGTGCCGACATTTAAAATATCTGAAAATGTATTAAGCCAAAAGTCTCCAGGAACAATATGCAAAACGCCTGCATCTGTCTTAGTCTTAGGTTCTGTTGTATAAACTTCACCTATAGTATTTTGTTGTATGTAAGGCAATGCAAATGCTTTAACCGTTTTTCCAAAAGGGAAATCATCTGAAGGTTCCAATAACTCTGAAAATTCCTCATCACCAATACATGCAATTGAGAGATTACACTGGGGATCAAAGTCTATTAATAAAACACTTTTTCCTTTATCTGCTAGCGATACTGCAAGATTCCAAATTATAGTTGTTTTACCAACACCACCTTTGTTATTAAAAATCGATATAGTTTTTGTCATTTACAACCCTTATTTCAGTGAAATTTTCGTTGAGAATCAGCATTTGTTTTTTTGCATAAACCACAATTCAACTTTGAGATTAACACAAGCCTTATTGTTATACATTAAAATCCTACTCAAATGACATCATTGAGATACTCATGTAATTTATTCGCCACGACAAAGCCTACTTCAGTGACTTGCTCAAAGCGGAGTTGCTGTTGGAATCTGAGTTGGGGCAACTTAGAATGGTGGCAGCACCACGTTAAGGGAGGTCGCTATGTTTCGTTGTCCGCTTTGTGGCGCATCTGCCCGTATCCGCACCAGTCGTCCTGAAAATGATTCAAACACCGTGCGGCAAAAGTATTACCAGTGTAACAATCTGGAATGCGGCGTATGCTTCTCAACACTGGAAGCTTTCCATAAATTCACATCAAAACACGCCTCCGGCGCTCTCTCTTCAGAAGGTATCCCGTGGCATAAGCTGCCAGCTTCACACAGGGGAAACAATCAGATGAGTTTGCCTTTACCTCAGAATTAATGGGCAGAATTGCCGGAGCAACAAAAAAGCGATAGATTACGCGCGGGTGCCTTTCGGCTGATGGTCGGAGGGAATACCCGAAGGCCAGATGTGGAAAGGCCCCGGAAAACATTTCTGTTTAACCGAGGCCCTAACATATCTACCTTAAGCAAGTGATAGGTTAGCGCCTCTCCAACAAAGGAGCAAGCGCTATGTCGCAAAAATCGCTTACGGCCATCACGTTCTGCGTGACGGTAATCCTCATCATCTGGATGCTGCACGGTTCGCTGTGTGAAATACGGATGAGCTTCTGGGGAGCGGAGTTTGCGGCGTTCTTACAGTGTAAGCAGTAAGGAAACCGCGACGGGGGAGTAATCCCCCGTCAATCGGTTGCCAGGGTAAGGTCGATAAGGCACCCTATCTTACAGACATGAACAACAAGCCCGCAGCGTAAAAACTGCGGGTTTTCTTTTTGGTATCCCCATCCATAAGCAATAGGCATAACAGATCGATGCAATAAATCCGATCGATAAAAACGATCGATTTGTTATCATATCGGCAGCAGTAACCACACAAGAGGTGCCGCAAATGACGCAAAATGTACGATGCAAAAATTGCAACAAACTACTTGCCCGCGCCTCATTTCACTACATTGAAATAAAATGTCCGCGCTGCAAAACACTTAACCAGATAACGAGAGCCATTGAGCACCCCACACACATGAGGAGTTATGACCGTGGGGATCGCAATCCAGCACCAACCAGCACATACACCGGAACACACTAAGGTTTATCAGACTGACAATGCCACGCTCTGTCGTGGGAATGCGCTGGAAATATTGCCGCTGATTGAGCCAGAAAGTATTGATGCCTTAATCACTGACCCGCCTTACAGTTCGGGCGCGACACACAAGGCCGGACGCACCAACCAGGGCAGCCACGCAAAATATCTGAACGGCGAGAACCTTCATCGCTTTGATGGGTTTGCGGGTGAAAACATGGATGCCCGTTCGTGGGCTTACTGGACACAATTATGGATGGCACAGGCACACCGCGCAGTCAGGCCGGGCGGTTATGCCCTGGTATTTACTGACTGGCGACAACTGCCAGCTTTAACCGATGCGTTTCAGGCCAGCGGTTTTACATGGCGTGGAATCATTGCGTGGAACAAAGGAAGGGGGTCACGAACACCCCATACGGGGTATTTCCGGCATCAGTGCGAATACATCGTCTGGGGCAGTAAAGGCCATTTAGGTAAATCGCCTTCGGGACCGTTCGACGGCTGCATGACGTTCCCGGTTATCCCATCAAAGAAAATGCACCCGACCGGAAAACCAGAAGAACTTATGGCAGAACTGGTCAGGACTGCGAATAGTGGTGGAACAGTCCTTGATCCTTTTATGGGATCGGGAACAACGGGTGTTGCAGCACTGAAAGCAGGGCGCAAATTTATTGGTATAGAAACCAGTGATCATTATTTTGATATAGCAACACAACGGCTCAAAACGGCGATCGAACCATAAGACAAAGCCCGCAATGTTGCGGGCTTACTCTACCTCTCGAAAATGTGGTCACTGCGTGGACATACGCTGATACAAATCCTTTTATATCAAGAAATTAAATCTTTGTTTTTTTCATCAACAAGGATTTTCACGTTTGTGTTACCTGTATGAGACGAGAGTTAACCGGACAAGTGTGCCATAATCTCGCGGCCAGGCATACTTGCGAAGATTTCAGGTATAAGGATACGTAATGATACAACCTATTTCCGGCCCTCCTCCTGGGCAACCACCAGGTCAGGGAGATAACCTGCCGTCTGGCGCGGGCAATCAGCCTTTATCCAGTCAGCAACGTACTTCGCTGGAAAGCTTAATGACGAAAGTGACCTCACTGACGCAACAACAAAGAGCAGAACTGTGGGCGGGTATCAGGCACGATATTGGTCTGTCGGGAGATTCACCGCTGCTTTCGCGTCACTTCCCTGCCGCTGAGCATAATCTGGCGCAACGTCTGCTGGCCGCGCAAAAAAGCCATTCTGCCCGCCAGCTTTTAGCGCAATTAGGGGAGTATTTACGTCTGGGGAATAATCGTCAGGCGGTCACGGATTATATCCGTCATAACTTTGGTCAGACGCCGCTGAATCAGCTCTCACCGGAGCAATTAAAAACCATTCTCACCCTGTTGCAGGAAGGGAAGATGGTTATTCCGCAACCACAGCAGCGCGAGGCGACCGACCGTCCTTTATTACCGGCGGAGCACAATGCGCTAAAACAGCTGGTGACCAAACTTGCGGCGGCAACGGGGGAACCCAGCAAACAGATCTGGCAATCGATGCTGGAACTTTCCGGGGTGAAAGATGGCGAGTTAATTCCAGCGAAACTGTTTAACCATCTGGTGACCTGGTTGCAGGCGCGCCAGACGTTAAGCCAGCAAAATACGCCGACGCTGGAATCACTACAGATGGCGCTAAAACAACCTTTAGATGCCAGTGAACTGGCGGCGTTATCGGCATATATCCAGCAAAAATATGGCCTTTCTGCGCAATCATCGCTTTCTTCTGCCCAGGCCGAGGATATTCTTAATCAGCTTTATCAACGGCGGGTTAAAGGGATTGATCCGCGTGATATGCAACCGCTGCTTAATCCTTTTCCACCGATGATGGACACGTTGCAAAATATGGCAACGCGTCCCGCGCTGTGGATACTGTTAGTCGCGATTATCCTGATGCTGGTCTGGCTGGTTCGTTAG